CTGGAATCGATTCGTCAGGCGTTGGGACATGCAACGTTGGTGACGACATCGCGGTATGTGGAGTCGGGCATGGCGCTAAAAAAGCCTGCCTGTGATTTCGTTTTATGACCCTCGAACAGATGCGGGAGGAGAAGCGGCTGCGGGATCTCGTTCGCGAGAGCAGCCGCTTGAATGCTAATTGGTGGACGAAGAAGGCGAACCGGCAGAGAGGCAAGAAACATGGGCTTAGGCGTTTTGAGGCAATGGAAGCATACGTGGGCAGCCACAGCTTCATGAACTACATGTTTACGCGCTACAGCCACCAAGAGATAATTTGCTTGCTCTGCGAATGCAGGCTGATGGGAGGGAAGGTCAATGAGTGACGTGAGGGAATTATTGACGCAAGCGCTCAGTCAGGCTGCTGATTACGAAAATCTCCATTACGAGTACCGCTGGAGATTCGAGCGCGTGCCGACTTCAGCGCTAGGACTGGAGATGTACTCGGACGACCGCGACGAAGACTACCCATCGCAGGAATACATCGACAAGGTTTTAGCTGCTTACACCGAACAAGAAATCATCACGATCCTCGCGGCTGCGAGACTGGAGGGTGTATGGACACCGGAGTAAGGGAGATTTTAGTCAAGGCGCTAAGCCAGAGCGCTGCGAAACATAGACTGCAAGGTGAGTGGCAGAAACATTTCCCAAAGGCTTGGAAAGCTGGCGTTTTCAGTTACGGCACGGTTGACGGCACGGTGTCTCCTGCGTTTTTAGATTGCATTGAAAGTCTCTACACTCCCGCCGAGATCCTTTCCATCCTTGCCGTCGCACGATTTGAAGGTATCTGGAGGCCCGAATGAGCAGCGTACGTAAGAGCCTTGTCGATGCGCTCAACTACAGCTTCCAAAGGGCAGTGATGTTTTCAGTCTGGACACCAGCGTTTCCAGTATTGCAACGTGTGGCACTGTTTACCCCTATCGAGGAAATCGCCGACAAGATCTTGGAAAACTACACAGAGCGTGATGTGGCTGTAGCCTTGGCGAAGTTTCGCCTAGAAGGAAAGTGGGAACCCGAATGAGCGAAAAACGAATCACGATGCGAATCAGCGAAGAACTCTACGCGCAGATCGAAGAACACGTGCGTCAGGTGAAAGCGAAAGATCCAACGTACACGAAAAACGAGTTCTGCAAGATCGCGCTCGGGGAGATGAGCAACCCGAATCACACGATTCTTGTAGATGGGAAATGGGTACAGATCGGGATGAGCGCTTGGATGGATCGGGCGCGGAAGGCGAAGGGTAAGTGAAGGTAAGGATTATTGGAAGTGGCGCTTGTCCTAAATGGTTTTACACTGCGGGAGACTGGATTGATGCAGATTTGATTCTGGAAGACGCGGGGCTGTTATCTAGTCCTTGGGCGGATGGTGATTGCTATCTTATCCCGAGCGAAAATCTTCTCAAGGCTAAGGCAACGCTGCGCCTGCATGGGTACGAGGTGGAAGAGTGATTCGTCCAAATAAACGCATCCGGTTTGAAGAATACCGCTACGGCTTATATATCGTTTGCGGAGATCGCTGGTCAGAAGTGGAATTTATCCTGGAGCAAGCCGAGTTGTTAAAGCGACGCTTAAAGCTTGGCTACAACCTTCTGCGCGAGGAAGACTTTGATAAGGCTACAGCCGTGCTTCGCTTCCACGGCTACGAAGTTACACTTCCGGCCAACTGGCCCCTCCCGCAAAAAGACGACGCGCCGCACACCGAGTAGAAACCCCCAACGTATCCCCCGGCATGACGTCCTCGCCCCAACAACTCCAATCCCCAAGTTCTTCGTCGGTCGCAGAATCGGGAATCCCGCAGCGCGGACAGACAGGAACAGTTTCCCCGGTCGGATTGAGCTTACGATGGCTGTAGCTGAGCCAGTGCAACGCTCTGTTGTGCCTGAAACTGAAAAGCCTTCCCTGCTCCTGCGTCGGAACGAAAATCATGGGTTTCGTTCCATTCCATCCGGTCACGATGGCTCGCAGTGTACCGCGCCGGCTGCTTTCGGTACGATCATCACTTGAAAATACGTAGCGAAACTCTGCCATCACGACCATCCCCGGCTGCAAGTCTTCCTTCTGCAAATCACATTTGAACCTTGCGTAGGTGATTCCCGACTTCGACAGCAGTTTTGCTTTCTCCGCTTTCACTGGACAGGTTGGCGAGAGGCGGCAGGTTCGGCAGGGGTGAAGGTACAGGCTCATCTCTTGACCTTTGCTAATTCCTCGATCTCCGCAATCGTCGCATCGTCAACGCCGATCAGCTTCAACAGGCGTTTGTTCAAAGGCCACCACGTTGCGAAGAATCGTAGCGCTTCAGCTTGGCGAAGCTCCACCGGAACACCCTCGATTAGGTTGTTTATCAGCTTGAGAGCTTCCGTGATTAAGGCCAGAACTGCTATCGGGATCATAGTGCAACTCCATTTGCTCGTTTCTTCAAAATTCCCTCTCGATACCCCGTCCGGTACGCCGTGACAAAAACGATCTTGTCAGCCATCCACAGCGCAGGCTTTTCCTTCGCGCCCTTGGATGCATCTTCGATTCCTTGGTTGTGCGCGATCAAGATCCAGCTCGGTCGCGAATCGTCATGTTGGTATTTTGCGCCGGGATCGGCTGACTGAGCGACCGGAAACGGATACGGTTTTGGTTTCAGTTTGCGCATAGGCTTCACAAATACGGGTTCTCCGCTTCAGCCGCCATCACGGCACCTTGCACCGCGTAGTCCCAGATTGCTCGCCTTTCCACGTACGCCCACCGACGCGCCGCGATAAGGTTTCTGTTCGAGAAGTGCTGAATTGCGTCAAGGATGTCCTGCTCGGTGAATTCGTAGACGCTTCCGTAGTTCGCTGCACGCATCAAGATAGCCTGCGCTGCATTGGCGGGAGACATCCCGGCAAAGTTGATTTTCTCTTCCATTACAACTCCACAAACCGCTGAAACGGCTTCTCGAAATTCATTGTCACTCTCCCCTTCCTTCCGCCGCGCTGCTTCTTGACAAGAATGTCCGTGCGCGAGTATGGCCTGCCCTCTTCGTCTTTCGTCTGCCAAAGGAATATCACGGTATTGCTGTCCTGCTCAATTGACCCGCTGTCCCGAAGATCGTGCAGGTCCGGTTCCCTGCCTTCCTTGCGGCTATCCCGGTTGATCTGGCTGAGCACGATTATCGGAATCTCCATCCTCACCGCAAGCTGCTTCAACCCGCGGCTGATTTGGCTTACCGCGTCGTTGCGATTCGCAGCCTTGCCAGAAGCGTTCAGCAGTTGTAGGTAGTCCACGCACAGCAACCTTGGCTTCGGTCGCACCTTGGCAGCGGCAGACGCAATGGCGGCAACTGTAGACCCTGTTCGGTCGTCGATGTACAGTGGCATCTCGGCAAGCCGGGAAACGGCGGAAGAAAATCTCGCTCGCTCTTTCGAACTCAGGTTGCTACTCTCTTGCAGATAGGAATCCACCCCGGACAGATTGCAGGCCGCTCTGGTCAGCAGTTCATGCGCCGACATCTCCAGCGAAAACGCAGCGACCGGATGATCGACCGAAAGCGCCAGCAGCAGATCAAGCGCAAACGCTGTTTTTCCGTGGCTTGTTGCGCCTGCAATCGTAATCAGTTGCCCCTTCTTCAGTGAAGGAACTAACTGCTTTAGCTGTGGCCACTTATCCGGCATCTCTACCGCACCCATCCGCACGTTTTTCGCAGGCGAACAGAAGGCTTCAAACCCGATCTCGTTTAGCAGCGCCTCGGCAGATTTGAGCGACCCCGTTTTTGCGCCGGCTTCCCCGGCTTTTTCCAGTAGCGAAATCGCAAATTCGATTGGGTCGGTGCCGTTGTCGCCAGGTTCAAGACACCGGATCATCGCTTCGTTCAAAGCGTGCACTGCCCGACGCCTTGCAGATTTGGCCTCTAATGCTCTTACGGAGCCCTCCAGCGCGACGCCAGGGACTCCAGCGCCCGATAGGTCAGCCAGAAATCCGATTCCGCCAGAGGCTTCTAAACGCGAAGAATCGCGTAATTGGCTCGCGACAGACACGAGGCAAACTTCGTCGCCCCTTTCTCGCAGAGCCCAGATGGATTCCCATATGTGCTTATGCGCCTGTACGGTGAAGATGTCGGTAGACTCCCCGATAAGTCCTCTGATGTCGTCTACATCGTGGGGATCGACTTGAAGTAGCGTCCCCAGTAGAAAACGTTCTTGCTCAAGAGAGGCCGGAAGGCCGACACGTTCGAGTAATTCAACCGCAGATCTCATTTCACCTCAAACCCCGCAAGTCTTAACGCGGCAACAACAACGGGAAGTTTGTCGAGCGTAATGCCATCGATGGAACATCCCGTTGAATCGATTGCCGAAATTGCGCGTGTCACTTCTTCGGGTTCAACGCTCGGAGTGCAGTTGTGCGCTATGTATCGCGGCGAACCGTCTTGCGCCTTGTACATCCGAAACCCGATTGTCATGATTCGATTTCAACCTCGTAGCCCTGGAGGCGAAGCACGGCGGCGGCGACCGGAACGTCTTTCCTGTGAAGAACAACGCTGTTGCGCTTGTGGCTTACGATTGACCATTCGTAAAGCAACCTGAGCGCCCTGGCGGCCTCTTCTCGCGGGGCATCCCATTCTCGGCACACGATCACATGCGCTGACTTGCCGGGGTACCGCTTGAATACAACCCTCACAGGCCCTCCCCGAGTTCAACCTCAATGCCGTTCAAGCGTAAAACTGCGATCACCTGGGGAAGTTTCCTCACTGGGAGAAACGTTCGTCCAGAATCGTACACTTCGCGAAGTTGCTCCGTCGTCTGCATTGCCTTGTACCAATCGCTAAATTTCGTATCTCCGTACTCAGTGCGTCCTATTGCGATTCCATCCGGCCCCGCGATGCCGTTGGAGATCCGCTTGAGGATAATCACTCTTCCACCTCCACTTCGATTCCGTTCAGACGGAGAATCGCTACTACGCGCAACAGATCCCGCTGCCAAACTAACCCATCGTTGCGAACATGCGGGCGCAAGGCTTCTCGAAGTTTGTCAGCAAGTTCTGAGTCTGGGTCGGGCTGAAGTACGATGAACGCCTGAATCGAATCACTTTTCGACCTCCACTTCGATTCCATTGAATCGCAAAATCGCGATTGCGGCCGGCAGGTTTTCTTCGAGAATGCGAACAAACCCAAAATCCCATCGAGTCGTACTCGTCGCAGGTATCGTGATGCGCTCCATCACCGGATCGAGCAGCCCGTCAAAGTAGTTTCTTGCCCTATTGATGACTAAACCCGTCATGATGGATTTCACAACGTATCCGCCGACAAACGAAGAGTACATGAACACAAACCTCGTAGGGTAGAAATTGCAAAGTTGGTAGCTCATGACCCGTACAGCCTTTCCGAGTGCTCGCGAACAAGCCGATCCTGCTCCTCCATCGACAGCATCGTCGACTGCTGGCTTCTCAGTACTCCTGCGTCGGCAGGCGGAACTTCCCATCGCGCTAATGACGGAGCCAGCCAGTTATCCAGCCCCTTCGCATACTGCCCGTCGTCCTTCGTCCAATCCGAACAGGCGCACCACTCATCGTGCGACTTATCGACCTGCTCCAGCTTGGCAATCTTGAGCGGGACCGACGAGATTTTTCGCACAATTGCCCTAAGCTGCTTTTGAATCACAGTGATAGAACACCTGCGAACAGGCGGATGACGGTCGTACATTCGCTGAGCAATAGACAGTACTGAAGATTCTAAAGCACTTACTCTCTCAGATGGTTCTGTTTGTAAGGGGACTAAAGTAAACTTCGGAACTTCTGTAAGAACAGTACTCTCAACTCTAACGAAGTTAGAGTTAGAGGGGTGCTTAACCTCACCCTTAACCTCACCCTTAACGTCACCCTTAAGGGTCCGCTTAAGGGACGGGTTTCCACCCGCCTTTCCAGCCTCGACACATTTCATCCGTTTCTGGTGGTCCCGAACTATCCGCCGAGCAAATACGGCTCCGTCCTTTGAACGTGAGGCGACTCCCTTGGACAGTAACTCGGTTAGACATGCGAGGCCCTCTTCGTAATCACCCCCAATGGCCGCGACGATCTCTCGATCAGGCCACGGAATACCATTGGTTTTGAATACGCCCGGTTCCTCGGTTTCATACAGAATACAGATTGCGTCGATCCAGAATCCTTTAGCGGCCCTTGAGCAACGGCTAAGGTCAGGGTCTTTCCTCCAGTCGGAGGGGATAAACTTGAACCAGAAATATTTCGTACTCATTGGGCTTCGCCCACTAAGGCTACTTCGTCTCTGGTTAGGTACAGATCCTCAAGCGATCCGTCGAGCGCTAAATCTACTGATTCCCAGTGGGCTTCAGCTACAGCATCAAGTAATGCTTGGGCTCTCGGATGCGGTCGGAATGTCTCGGGTTGGTCTTTCACGGTCACCTCTTATTCAGGTCAGCGGGTGGGACGGCTGGAATAAGCAACCGTCCCAGTAGGTTCCCGCTCGATCTTTGGGCGTTTGGGCAATTACCCCCAAACGTGCTCCCAGAGATATTGTGCATTGTCGCATGGCTGGTGTCAACGGCAGAACCGGGATTCCCTACCGGGAAAACCGGGAAATCCCGATAATCCCGTGAATGCTACTCC